ATTTCAATCCCTTCACAATCAAACACCCATCCAAACCCAGCTTCTTCAAGTTGTTTTTTGGTGTGTTCTGTACGAAATTTTTTATCTAGCTTTATTGACGATAACACCCAAGCGTGTTGAAATTTGATAAAGTTTAAGTAATTAAAATCACCACTTTCCATCCCTTTAAATCTTACATAATACCGTTTCTCTTCCTCGACCTCGTAGCCGTCAAGCCATGCACGGGCAAAGAGTTCCATGTTGTCATCTTCTCTAAACCAATAATCAAGTTTTTTTTGGTTTGAAGAAATGCCTTCCATTGCGCCAAATAAATGGAAATCATCATTCTTACATTCCTCAATCCAATCAGCAACAAACTTCGGTATAACCACTTTCTCTTCAAAATGAATTAAAGAATTTGGAAGTGTTACTGTCAAATCGTTTTCAAGCTTGACTATTGACCTCATGAATTCTTTATCTAGTTCATATCTATCAAGTACTTCTACTTTTAAGATTGCATCTTTTAGAGCCACCTTTACTCCTCACTTTCACATATCTTATATTTTGTTAAGCTCGTCTTATTTCTGAAATCCTTTTAGAATATGGCTTTCATTCGTTTCTCTTTTTCTAGCTTATGCCTAACTCATTATGTTAATGTCAAAAATATAAAAATTAAATAACAAAGTTTCTCAAGGCATCATCCAGTTCAGCTTGCTCAATACCAATGTATCTCAGCGTTATGGCTGGAGATGAATGGTTGAACATCTTCTGTAGTGTGCCTACATCCTTTGTTTTGTTATAGTATTTATATCCAAATGTTTTGCGCATTGTGTGAGTCCCCACATTGTCAATGCCCAATTCCTCAGCAGCCTCATGGATGATCTGATAGGCTCGTTCACGAGTGATGGCCTTATTTCCTCCTTGTCTGCTCTTGAATAAGAAATGATGGAATGGCTTCCCTTCAACATACTTCCTCATTTCTCGTTTCAGCTCTTTCGTCATCCTACGAGAAATCTGCTTGCCAGTCTTTCTCTCTCGTAGCTTGATGTGCCATCCTTGAACATCTTTGACTTTGAGTGTGAGGATATCCCCGATTCGTAAGCCTGTATTGAGACCAGTGATAAATAGCATGTAATACATTTCATTCCATTCTCTCAGGTAGTCCTTCATGGCTTGAATCTCATCTGTGTCTTTTATGGGTGAGACCTCTTCCATACGCTTCCCCCTCTCTATATTAAAATTGATTTTCATAAGGAATTGGGAGTGCAGGAATCGAACCTACATCTGCTGTTTTCCACCAGCATGCTCTGACCGTTTGAGCTAACTCCCTAACCACTATTAGGAGACCCTCTCATCCATGATGTGATTATCATGAACAAGATTATAGTATTTTATTTTGTGTGAGAATACAATAACTTATATTCTCAATTTAGAGTACACCTTTCATTCTGGCATACGTTTCCAAGATACCAGCACGCTTGCGGTAAATTGTAGCATTGCTGACAAATTGCTTTTCTGCAATTTCTTCCCAATCAAGATTTGCTTGTCCCCATCTTAGATAGAAAATATCAAGCTGTTCTCCTGTCAGTTGCTTCTTGAAGGATTCAACAGTCTCTTTGAACAGCTCAAGATTCTTCAGAGTCACATCAGTAGCAAATTTCATCACTGTGTTTTCAGTAGGCTTGCTGATGCCAGACTTGCCACCACCAACTAGATCATCACCGTTCTTTGCCATCAATTCTGCTTTGCGTGTCCAGATTGCCCGGTCAATTCCACGAAAATTGAATAATTCTTGATCAAGGTTAAACAATTCTCTGTTGTTTAATTTTTTCATTCAATAACCTCTCTTTGATAGACTTCTACTATCCCTTTTCCTTTTAGCATTTCACAGTGAGCAAGTGCTTCATGTCTTGTTTCAAATTCAGCTTCAGTATATTCAGCTAAATGCTTAGGATCAATCCAACTTGAATGACCGTGATATTTTCTTACAACATACGTCTTCATTTTTTCTCCTGTTTTTAAAAGCTATCACGCTAGCCCAGATCAGACAAAAGAGCCAGACTGTTGCAAATAATAAATAGATAAAGTTTTGTAGCTCCATCTCACTACCACAATACACCTTTCAATCTGTTAAATTCTTCCTTTTGAATAACTTGTTTAATAGTTATTTCAAAGTTTCTAAAGCCAATTTCACCAGTTGACAATTTACTTGCACTAACACTTCCAGAATTAATGTTTTTAGCATCTGGAATATATTCTTCAATAATGTTTCCCATTCCAGTGAATGTCTTACCGCCATCTGTACTGAATTTCAGTCCTATCGGACGGCTGTTATACATTTTACGGTACTTTCTAATCAGTCGTTTTCTCGCTTTGTTTAATGACATGTCTTGTCTCCTTTGTAATTCTATTTCTTTCTGCTCTCAATTTTAAACTAGTGTTAATACCAAAATATACCAGTATTATTTCTTCTTCCCATTGGTTCTTTGTGTAAGGAAATCTGTTTGGTCTCACTCTGTTACCTCCAACAATTCGGGATTTTCGTAGACGTTGCCGATGATTTCTCTATCGCTAACCACATTACACAATCGTTCAAAATTATTGTATCGAATCAAGCTATTTACAAACATTCCTAAATCTTCTCTGTATTCGACAAATCCATTCAACAAACCATCTTTTGTGCCCAAAACATCTTTCTCATATATCTCCCGTAAATTTTTGTCAAACATCCCTGTGAAACGTCCTACTGATTCTATATTTACAGGACACCAAGAACCTATTGTAATGTATTGTTCATTGGCTTCTACCACTTCGTTGATAATAAACGCTCTTCCTCCATCTTCAATTAAATGTCCGTATTGCCATTCTCCTTTGCTGTTTTCGTCAATGGATAACCCTCTAAATTTTGGAATCATTCCGTTACCTCCTCAATCTATGCTTCATTCAAATACTGGTTAAATACACCTTCGTCAAGAACTCCATTCTCAATTAAATTCTCAACAGCAATTTCAATTTTAATCAAACGATTTAATTCTTTATTTGGCAAGGATGCCATGATAACTTCTTCCATTTACTCCACCTCTTCAACAAAATAAGTATGATATGTTCTTTCATTTCAATTCCATCGCTATAGCTTCAATCACATTCACTGTCACGCTGTTACCTGCTTGTTTGTATAATTGACTGTTAGAATTGACCTCTTGAGCTTTGTCAAAAGCCCAATCTGGAAACCCTTGTAATCTCCAACATTCTCTAGGTGTTAGTTTTCTGATTCGATGGCCATCTGATAAGTGATTATTTTCGTGATAGCTATTACTTGTCAAAGTAGGAGCGATATCATGTTCTCCACCTTGATTATAACCATGACCACGCTGAATGATTTTGGGTTCAAGACCTCCACCTTGATATGCTCTAATCGTTGGAGCGATTCCATCCGTTTCATAGACCACTCCGCATTGATTAAAATTGGGTTGCAATGTTCCAAATTGTTTTATAGTATTGCTTTTTACCGCTATTTTCTGCCCCTCACCCTTATTTGTTGTAAGTGTGGGAGCTAGACCATCAGCATGATAGACTTCTCCATTCATGCCATTGCCAGACGGATTAACATTTCCGATTTTCATTACCGATTGACTACTAGTTGGCTGACCTTCTCCGCTGATAGGAAAAATGTTTCTGGTACGTTCTCCTCTAAGATGTCCGATAATGAACACACGCTCCCGATTCTGTGGGACTCCAAAATTTTTGCTGTTAAGCACTTGCCATTCCACATCATACCCCAGTTCATCAAGCGCTCCGATGATTGTTTTAAAGGTGTTTCCTTTGTCGTGATTAAGGAGTCCTTTGACGTTCTCAAGGAAAAGTAATTTAGGTTTGAGAATAGAAGCGAACCTTGCGATTTCAAAGAAGAGAGTTCCTCTTGTATCTTTGAAACCTCTTCTAGCTCCCGCAATTGAGAAAGCTTGGCACGGAAATCCTCCACAGATAATGTCCACACGTCCGATTCTTCGAATAGACTCATCTGATACCGTTGTGATGTCATGTAATTCAATCTCTCCTCTCGTGTCGTGTATGGCTTTATAAGACTTGCGAGCAAATTTGTCAATTTCGCAAAAACCTACACATTCATGGCCAGCAGATTCCATCCCAAGACGAAAGCCACCAATGCCAGCAAATAAATCTAAAAATTTCATTCAGCACCTCTCAAAACGGCAAATCACTTTCATCGATGTCCATTTAATTTGCATAATTAGGTGGCATCTGTTCTGTCATGCTGTTCTGGTTGGCAGTGTTATCACGCTTTTCAAGAACTTGGAAATTTTCTGCGACCACTTCAGTCACATATACACGTTGTCCTTGTTGGTTCTCGTAACTTCTTGTTTGGATTCGTCCAACAATTCCCACAAGCATTCCTTTTCTTGTCCAATTGCAGAAGCGTTCTGCTTGTTCTCGCCACATCACACAGTTGATAAAATCTGCATCATACTCATCATTTGCATTCTTGAAATTGCGATTGCATGCAATATTGAATTGAGCAGTTGCAATGTTGTTGGGTGTGTAGCGTAGTTCTGCATCTCTGGTCAACCGACCAATAAGAGTCACATTGTTAATCATTATTATCCTCCGACATTATTCATTTCAGCAGCTTCCTTGAGAGCTTCTGCTTTCTTGCGTTCCTGCATTTGATATTCTTGATTTAATTTATTCAAGATTGTATCTTGTGCAGTATTCTGTTCAGCTAATCTCTGGATGCTCAATTCATGTTCCTGAATCGTCCATTCCATATCTTTGATCTTATTCTCTTGATCAACTAATCTAGAATTGATGTTGATAGCAATGACTAATGAAATAGCTGCCAATGCTATCAAGTTGATAATCAGCCAATTGATTTTACTTTTCATTTTCAATTACCCTTTCTAGCCTAAACTGACCAGCTTCTCTTCCTCGTTCATTCAAGTGTATATAATACTTGAGAAGTGAGACATCTTTCCCTGTGATCTTGCTCAACTCTTTCAGTGGAGCTGTACAGATGTATTTTCCTTGGTCAAAGAATCTATAATCTGTCAATTCTTCTGGATCTCCCATCAATGTCTTCTCATCAATATTGAAGAACATACACAATTCATGGACATGAGCTGGTTTTATATCGTCTTTTGTGATCCACTGCTGAATTGTATTTTGATTTCTGTTCAATTTCTTTGACAGTTCTTTGCGTGTTAGTCCTTTACCAAGGATCAACAATTGCAGTTGTTGACGGAAGTGATCCATCTGATTTCTTGTGTAATCTCTCATGTTGTCACTCCTGTTCGTGACTATTCTTCAAGTCCTCAATAAGCCATTCAAGATATTTCTTAGCCTTATCCAAATCTTCAAGCCCGTTCTTCTTCTGGAATCTACATAGATACTTGATAGTATTTCCCCAGTAGAAGCCTTGGACTCCTTTCAAATTTCCTGCAAAGTTCCGGATGACATCAATGGATTCCAGACCATATTCACCACAATAGTGATTTGGCTTGTTCACTGAATCATTCATCTCTTCTAAAATCTGTTCGAATGACCGTTCTTTCATTTCAACCGTTCCTCCTTGATCCAAATTCCGTCAACCAATTTCCCTTTGCGGTCCTTGATTTCTTCATAGGCTTTATTTAAGCACTCCACAAAATCATAGTTGAGCATTTGAGAGATTCGCATCAACTCATGTACTACACTTTTAAGCTGATAGCCTTGCCGGTTGAAATATGATGCCAAAGCTTGATCCATCATTAATACAAAGTAATCTTCTGTCTTTGCAGCTTCTGATAAAATAAATTTTTCTTGTTCCGGGAAAATTTCTTTTGTGTTAATTCCTAGTTGAAGAGTTAAGCCAATCAATACAACAGTGATGTCACCAATACTGTCTTTAGCTACTTCTTCATCTTTTTCAGCAATTCCTCTTGATAGCTCACCAATTTCTTCATAGAGTTTTAGAAATTGCTTATTTGGTTCTTGCGTGTGTAAGTTGCGATCATAGAACCATTTTTGAACTTTTGAAATTAGCTCTTTTAGTTTGTTGTTTTCCATTCGTTAATACCTCCGACTTTCCATAGTTTCTGGAAATTTAAAAATATGTTTGCTTGCTCCCTTGAAGATTCGGTCAGCAAGTGCTTGATTGTAGATTGTTTTGATGTCATTACTTGACAAGTTAGTGTTGAAGAATGTTGTTTGACGATTGTCCAAGATTTTAAACAGCACTCGCTGTCTCCAGTCATTCGCTTCTTTGAGATTGGCGCTCATGCTACTTTCTTTCCCCAAGTCATCCAAAAAAAGAAAATCAACTTTGCTGAGTAGGTCCACAGCGTAGTTCTCTGTGAAATCTCCTCGACCATTGAAGCTTTCTTCAATCTTATTGAAGAGAGCTGATGTTGAGATGAAGATCACGCTTTTTGGATTCTCGCATTCTTTTGATTGCTCGTTCAATGCTTTTGCTAATCCAATAGAAAGATGGCTCTTCCCAATCCCAGGCGGTCCACTTAGGATCACATTCCCTGTTTCAAATTTCAGATAATCCCTCAGCATCCGTTTCATGAAGTTGAGAGCTTGTTCATTAGTTGAATTATCTGCTACATAATTCTCTAATGTTTTATCACTCAACTCTTGAGAATAGATGCTTTCTCTGTCAAAGACTTTGTAAGTGTGAGACAAGAGAGCCTGAATTTTCGCTTCCTGTCTCAATACGGATTCCATCTTCATGATTTCTTCTCTCTCACACTCAGGGCAAATTTCAATGATCTGTTCTGATCCACTGATCTTCACTTTTGCATGCTGGATTTGACAACCATGCTTTTTACAAGATGTAATTTCTTCATTCATTAGAATCCCAACCTTTCATCTTGTTTCTGAACGTTTGGCTGTTTAGGCATTTGCTGATTGCGGTATTTTTCAAATTTACTAGCATTGAAGAGTGTATCTGGTGTTAAGTATTTAGACATCTTTGTGTTGTCCTTCCATTCGTTTGTCTTAACATCAATCACATATTTGAAGTCTTCAATTGTGTAGTTCTCACTTAATCTTCCATTGATCAGCCTTTGAGTTGACTTGCTAGTTGATTTGAAATGTGAACCGGTTTTTTCATTTAGATATTTGATAATTTCTTCATAGACATCTGGTTGGGGCTTTTGCCCCTTATCTATTTCTATATCTTT